TATCCAGGCGTATTAGGCAACAGCATCGTAGTAGATGTGTGTGATGATACAGCTTGGGAAGTTACTGATTCAGACGGAACTGTCGTTTCTTCTTGGACTTATCAGTCACTATTCTCTTCTGCTCCAGTAGGCAACGAACTACACGTTGTGGTACTTGTAGATGGTGAAGTTGTTGATACCTTCGCGTACGTCTCTACTGATCCAAACGCAAAACTAGACAACGGTTCAACTAACTTCGTTACGGATGTTGTTACTTCGGGTTCATCATGGGTAGATTTGTCAGGTGTTCCAAGTGCTGCTACATACACCCTAACAGGTGGTTTAGACGGAACCACAGTAAACTATGTTGCGGCATACGGCGTGTTCGGTGATAAGGACACTATCCAGATCGACTTCTTAGTTCCACCAGCAGGCGGTCAAGGTGATGCTGTTGCAATTCAACAAGAATTGGTCGGTATTGCAGAAGCACGTAAAGACTGTATTGCAGTTGTTTCACCATCATATTCTGGTACATTAACTGTAGATGCAATGTTGGCACACGTAGAATCTCTAGCGCAGAACTCATCATACCTAGTTGTCGATGGCAACTGGTTGAAGGTCTATGACAAGTTCAACGATAGGTACGAGAATATTCCGGCGGCATCATCAACTGCAGGCATCATGGCTGCAGGCGACGTAACAGATGCACCTTGGTTCTCACCAGCAGGTTCACGTCGTGGTCAATACTTGGGTGTCACTGATATTCTAGTCAACCCATCTAAAACAGATCGTGATCGTCTATACAAAGCAGGCATCAACCCAATCGTCAGTTTCCCTGGCCAGGGCATCATGCTTTACGGTGACAAGACACACATGTCTCGTCCGTCCGCATTCGATCGTATCAACGTGCGTCGTTTGTTCCTAGTTCTAGAACGTGCAATCTCTGCAGCTGCTGAGAATGTAATGTTCGAACTGAACGATGAGTTTACTCGTGCGGAGTTCGCAAACATCGTAGAACCATTCCTACGTGAAGTTCAGGGTCGTCGTGGTATCACTGACTTCCGTCTTGTTTGTGACGAAACAAACAACACGCCAGAAGTTATTGACCGCAACGAATTCGTCGCATCTTGCTTTATCAAACCAGCACGTTCAATCAACTACGTAACTCTAAACTTCGTAGCAGTGAGAACTGGTGTTGAGTTTGAAGAAGTCGTCGGACAAGTATAAGGAGAATTATCATGTCACTAAGAGTAGACGATTTTAAAGCAAAACTAAAAGGTGGCGGTGCACGTCCTAATTTATTTCGTGTAACCCTAAACTTTCCAGCGTACGCCGGTGGCAACGCAGAACTAACTTCATTCATGTGCAAAGGCGCACAGTTGCCTGCATCAACAATCAACGCTGTAGAAGTACCATTCCGTGGTCGTCAGTTGAAGATTGCTGGTGATCGTACATTTGAAGATTGGTCAGTTACAGTGATCAACGACACAGGTTTCGAAGTTCGTAACGCAATGGAGCGTTGGATGAACGGAATGAATGGTCACACTGCAAACACAGGTTTCACAAACCCTGTGGCATATCAAGCGGATCTAATCGTAGATCAGCTAGATAAAGATGGTAGTGTACTGAAGAGTTATAATTTCCGTGGCGCATTTCCTAACAGCGTTGCTGCGATCGACCTATCGTATGATACAGTTGATACAGTAGAAGAATTTGAAGTTGCATTCTCAATTCAATACTGGGAGTCAAATACCACTAGTTAAAGGTATTATAAGTAACATTGAAGGGGGTGTTAACTCACCCCCAATTTATTATAAGAGGATTTTATGGCAGACGAACGAAATATTTTCCAAGCATTCGGTTTTGAACTAAAACGCGTTCAAAAGATGAAAGACGAAAATAATAAAACACCATCTATCGTACCGAAGGTCGATGAAGATGGTGCTGGGTATGTCACAGCATCCGGTTCTTACTTTGGTCAATACATTGACATGGACGGTGGCGCGGCCAAAGATAACGCAGAACTCATCCGCAAATACCGATCGATCGCAGAACACCCAGAGTGTGACGCTGCTATCGAAGATATTGTCAACGAAACAATCGTTTCGTCAGAACTGCAGTCTTCTGTATCTATTAATCTAGACAAAGTCGAAGCTCCGGACAGAATTAAAAAAACCATCATCGAAGAGTTTGACGGAATCGTCGGTATGCTCAATTTTGAAGAGCATGGCCACGATATGTTCCGTTCGTGGTATGTTGATGGTCGTATGTATCACCACTTAGTTGTCAACGAGTCTAACCTGAAATCAGGTATTCAAGAGATTCGTCCTATCGATGCAACTAAGATCCGTAAAGTCAAAGAGATAAAACACAAAAAAGATCCGAAGACTGGCGCTAAGTTAGTCGATAAAGTTAACGAGTTTTATATTTACCAAGATAAAGGTGGTGCGTCTACTGGCATCAAGTTAACGCCGGATTCTATTTCGTATGTCACTTCAGGTCTACTAGACACTTCAAAGAAGCGTGTACTGTCTTATCTACAGAAAGCAATTAAACCAGTAAACCAACTGCGCATGATGGAAGACTCTTTGGTCATCTATCGTTTGTCTCGTGCGCCGGAACGTCGTATTTTCTATATTGATGTGGGTAACCTACCAAAAGGTAAGGCAGAACAACACATCAAGGACATCATGTCTCGCTATCGTAACAAGATTGTTTATGATGCGAACTCTGGTGAAATCAAAGACGACCGTAAGCACATGTCAATGCTAGAAGACTTCTGGTTACCACGTCGCGAAGGTGGCCGTGGTACAGAGATCAGTACTTTGCCTGGCGGAGAAAACCTAGGACAGATCGACGATATCATTTATTTCCAAAAGAAGTTGTATCGTTCATTGAATGTGCCGCTGAATCGTTTGGAACAAGAGTCGCAGTTTTCGCTAGGACGCACAACAGAAATAGGTCGCGACGAAGTTAAGTTTCAAAAGTTTATTGACCGTCTGCGCAAAAAGTTTTCGCACCTATTCTTGGGCATCCTAAAGAAGCAGTTGATTCTAAAAGGGGTTTGTACTGAACAGGACTGGGAGTCTTGGAAGACAGATATTCAGGTTGACTACACCAGAGACAACCACTTCGCAGAATTAAAAGATTCCGAACTGTTGCGAGAGCGTCTCGCTACTATGGATCAAATCGCCAGTTATGTGGGAGAGTATTTCTCACGTGAGTGGGTTATGAAAAACGTAATGATGTTTGATGATGACGACATCGAAGAGATGTCAAAACAAGTCGAAGCTGAGAATGAGAAAAGCGGAGACGTAGATGATATGGAGGTATAATTTATGAGTGATTTAGATACAGAATTAGATTTAGAACTGGAGACCGAAGAATCCGAAGCGGAGGTTGATCCAACTCGAAGCTTGAGAAGCTTCGTAGATGCTCTTCAAACCGGAAGCTTCGCCGGAGCTGAAACTTTATTTAACGATATTTTAGGCGACAAAGTGCAAGATGCGTTAGACGCAGAAAAGGTTGCAGTCGCAGATCAGATCTTTAATGGCATTGAACCGGAAGAGATGGATCTGGACGACGAAATAGAGGTTGACGACACTTTAGATGTTGAATACGGAGAAGAGGCGGAAGAGTTTGGTTCCGTGGATTCAGAGTTGGAAGAAACCGAAGATTCGTGAACATAGTTAATAACATGTGTCATATATGGATAGGACATTTAAGTCCTCCATTGCAGTGGATGAACACATGGAAAGAAAAACACCCCGAATGGAATTATTATATTTTTACAGATGAGATGTTACGCGCCAGACAGTGGCACAATCAACATCTAATCGCAAAGTATTATAATCAAGGGGCGTACGCAGGTGTTGCGGACTTGATCCGATACGAACTGCTGTATGAGCAAGGTGGATTTTTACCGCCAGCTGATGCTGTCTGTTTACGTAATACGGACGAACTGTTCACTGCGCCGGCAGATCATGCGTATACTGTATTTGAGAGTGAGACTATTGTACCTAACTTTATCTCACCGATACAGGCGTGTAATCCAGAAAATACGTTTGTGCGAATGTTGATTGATGAACTACACAAACTGAGACCTGAAGACTTGCACACTAAACCGTACAAGTCTACGGGCAATGAATGGTTATCACAATTTGTGCCAGATAAAGAGAAGCACAAACTGGTAATATGGCCATCTCATTATATGATCCCTAGACACTTCAAAAGAAAAAATGTCTATTATGATGGTCCCGATCCGGTTTATGCGGAACAAATGTTTGGTAGTACGAAACATCTTTATCGTAAATAACAAAAAGTTTCATTTAAAAAACTTTTTTGTATAAATACTTTCTAAAGGAGACTTATTGTGAGAACTTTTAAAGAATTACGAGAGGCGAAAGATACGGTCGTTTTCAAAAAGAAAATGTCCGGTTATCCAGTCGTAATCAAGAAAACTGCGAAAGGTTTTCATCTATCAATTGATGGAGATTCGGTCGACACATTTAAGTCACAGAAAGAAGCGGAGACAACCGCGAAACAAGTCCTCAAGGACTTAGGAAAATAAAATGAAACTGATTAGCGAATACGTAGAAACTGACATCGAATGCATCGTTGAAGCCAAAGAGAATGGCGAGAAGAACTTTGTCATTGAAGGTGTTTTCGCTCAAGCAGACAAAAAGAATCGTAACGGACGTGTTTACCCAAAACAGATTATGGAATCTGCAGTAAACAAGTACGTTGAAACACAGGTTAGCAAGAAACGCGCTGTGGGTGAATTAAATCATCCAGAGGGACCTACAGTTAACCTTGATAAAGTTTCTCACCTCATCACAGACCTTAAATTAGAAGGTACGGATGTGGTTGGAAAGGCACAAATTTTGAATACTCCAATGGGTCAGATTGTGAAAGGTCTCTTAGAGGGTGGTGTTCAATTAGGCGTGTCAACTCGTGGAATGGGAAGTCTTGAGAGTAGAAACGGCGTCATGTACGTCAAAGAAGACTTTATTCTTAATACGGTAGATATCGTACAAGATCCAAGTGCACCAGAAGCTTTCGTTAATGGGATTATGGAAGGTGTAGATTGGGTTTGGAATAATGGTATTCTAGAACCTCAAGTCATTGAAGATATAGAGACTGAAATTAAGCAAGCACCTATCGCACATCAACCTGAAGTGCAGATGCGTGAGTTCAAGAATTTCCTCTCGTTAATCAAATCTAAACTATAAGGAGTCACTATGACTGATTTAAATCAAGCAGTAGAAAGTGAAATCCGCGATCTAGATGTTGAAACAAACGAAGTCGTGGAGGAAACTCTCGAAGAAGCGAAAGCTCCTACTACTAAAGGCGATGCAAAGGTAAGTCAACCAGTTGATGAACCAGAGTCAATCTCTACTGTAGACAAGGCAGCTAAGAGCACTTCAAAGACTGCCCCACCTAAAACAAAGGCAGGCATGGTTAACGCTATGTACAAAGCTGCTTCTAAAATGAAGAAAGAAGAGTTAACTGCAGCGTATACCAAGATGTTCGAAGGGACTGATCTAGTTGATGAGCTTGAAGTATCTGACACAAACGCAGAATTAGCTGCAATTGTGGAAGGTGAAGCAACTCTATCAGAAGAGTTCAAGGAAAAGACATCTGTTATTTTCGAAGCTGCTGTTAAGTCAAAGCTTTCTGAAGAAGTAACTCGCCTAGAAGAGCAGTATGCTGAAGAGCTTGCTGAAGAAGTCGAAACAATCAAAACTGACCTAGTCGGTAAGGTTGATTCATACCTAAACTACGTGGTTGAATCTTGGATGGAAGAGAACAAGTTGGCAATTCAGAACGGTCTTCGTACTGAAATCGCTGAAGGGTTCATGAACGGAATGCGTGATCTATTCGTAGAATCTTACGTTGAAGTTCCAGAGTCTAAGGTAGACCTAGTTGATGAACTAGCAGAACAAGTATCTGAGTTGGAAGAGAAACTAAACTCAACTACTGGTGATGCAATCTCACTTGCTGAGGAACTAGAAACTTACAAGCGCAACACAATCATCGCTGAAGCTTCTCGTGACCTAGCAGACACTCAAGCTGAGAAGCTGCGTGAACTTGTAGAGACAGTTGACTTTGAGAACGAAGAGTCGTTCACTAAGAAGATCAACACTGTCAAGGAATCATACTTCTCAAAAGAAATTCCAGAGCAGATTGAAGAGTCAGTTTCAGAAGAAGCTGAAGAAGAAGTAGAAGTATCATCATCAATGAACAACTACTTAGATGCTTTGCGTAAAACCTCTAAGAAATAAGGAATCTAACAATGAACAATTCATTCGATCAATTGATTGAGAAGTGGGCACCAGTACTTAATGAAGAGTCTGCTGGCGCGATCACCGATCATCACCGTAAGGCAGTTACTGCTGCTATCCTAGAAAACCAAGAGCGTGCACTAACAGAAGAGCGTGCTGCAATGGGTGGTTTTCTAACAGAAACTGGTCCAACTAACAGCGTTGCTGGTGGCCAGGTATCAAACTGGGATCCAATCCTAATCTCACTAGTACGTCGTGCAATGCCAAACCTAATGGCATATGACCTATGTGGTGTCCAGCCAATGTCTGGTCCAACTGGTCTAATCTTCGCGATGAAGTCAAACTACCAGCCATCTGGTACAGAGGCACTAGGTCTAGACGAAGCAGAAACTGCATTCTCTGGTGACGCTGGTACTCTAGGTCAGGACGTTGACGGTTCAGGTATGTCTGGATTTGATTCAGCTGGTGGTCGTGTTGTTGACGCAGTCGGTCGTCCAATGTCTACAGAAAAGGCAGAAGGTCTAGGTCGTGATACTGGTGATTTCCAAGAGATGGGATTCACAATCGAGAAGACAGCCGTTACTGCAAAGTCACGCGCACTAAAGGCTGAGTACTCACTAGAACTAGCACAGGACTTGAAGGCAATTCACGGTCTTGACGCTGAGACAGAACTAGCAAACATTCTGTCTACAGAAATTCTTGCTGAAATCAACCGCGAAATCGTTCGTTCAATCAACTTCCAAGCTAAGTTGGGTGTACAAACTTCTAACGTTGCTCTACCAGGCGTATTTGACCTATCAACAGATGCTGATGGTCGTTGGTCTGCAGAAAAGTTCAAGGGTCTTGCAATGCAGATCGAACGTGAAGCAAACGTAATCGCAAAAGAAACACGTCGTGGTAAGGGTAACATCATCGTTTGTTCTTCAGACGTTGCTACTGCACTTGCTGCTTCTGGTCAGCTAGACTACACGCCAGGCGCTGGCATGAACATCGACGACACTGGTAACACATTTGCTGGTACTCTAAACGGTCGTCTACGTGTATTCATCGATCCATATGCAACTACTAACTACTGCACAGTAGGTTATAAGGGTACTAACCCATATGACGCAGGTATGTTCTACTGCCCATACGTACCACTACAGATGGTCAAGGCAGTTGGCGAGAATGACTTCCAACCACGTATCGGGTTCAAGACTCGTTATGGCATGGCTGCGAACCCATTCGTAGGATCACTAGATGGTTCTTCACGCGATATCGATGCAACTGCTGGCACAAACCAGTACTACCGCATCTTCCGCGTAGACAACATCCTAGCATAATAAAAAGAACTAGTTCACTAGTCATTTTGGGGAGTCTTCGGACTCCCTTTTTTATGCGTATAAATAAAGTGATAAAGAGGACTTATTATGAGTTTAACCAACAACAAAAACTTTCTGCAACCTACAGGATTTCGTATTATAATCGAAAGGGATAGGTATGCAAATCTTGAGTTCTTTTCCCAGTCGGTCACACACCCAGGCTCAACAGTTAACGCTGTGGAACTTGGTATTCCTAGAATTCAGGGAATGCCTATGGCGGGTGATACGATCAACTATGGTGATCTAACGCTTACGCTAATACTTGACGAAGACCTATCCGCGTACAAAGAGATGCAGACGTGGTTGGAAGAGTGCGTATATAATAAAGGCGAAACGGTTAATCATGATGTCACGGTTATTATTCTCAACAGTCACAACAATTCTTGCGGTAAGATTCGTTATAAAAATGCAATACCTACGCAGTTGGGGTCAGTTGAATTAACCTCTACATCTGGTGATGTTAATTATATTTCGTTTGATGTCACTTTTAGATTTACAGAATTTGAATTGATTTAAAATGTCCCTCGCAAAATACGAGATCAGGAACCGAAATGTTCTTGACCTTTTAGAGGAGTTTCGGTATACTTACCGCGAGCTCTATCAACCAGAGAAGACCAACCTTGTTCTGCGTTCAGATCAAGCGGGGATGGCTGATCATTATACGGGCGAAGATGAGATGCGTCGTATAATGAGTATGGGAGAACGACATCTGGGCGCTGCAGAGAACTCTGTGTGTCACCCTATCAAAGTTGAGTTTTATCGTGGGACGCATCCCGAAGAGTATGCAAAGATGTGGTCTCATCTTGACGGCAAGATGAAAACAGAACTTGGTTTAGAAACAAGTGCGTTGTCCACTCTCTATCCACCAAACGGATTTATTGGGTGGCATAATAACGCGAATGCCTCTGCATTCAATCTGATCTTCACTTGGTCGGAGAAGGGTGATGGTTGGTTCAAGTATGTTGACCCAGAAACAAAATCGGTTGTTGAAATACCGGACGAACAAGGGTGGCAGTTAAAGGCTGGATACTTTGGTTCATATGACACGGATCAAGTGGTGTATCATGCGGCGAGAACAAACTGCTATCGCATGACCTTGAGTTATGTACTGGGTCACAACAAAGATTACTGGCAAGATTGTATTGATTACATCACCAATATATGATATAATATACATTTTGTCAACACGAGTTTTTACATGATTAATATTGAAGGCATCTTGAAAGAGTGGGAAGAAGACTCTCACATTCCAATTCACCAGTTAGATGAGACATCAAGGAGAACGCCTAACTTACATGCAAAATATCTAGAGTACCTTACCATTAGTAAGTTGTCGTTACAGAGAGCAGAAACTTCGCAGAAGACTTTGCTCAAGGACAAGTGGTTATACTATAACGGTAAGATGGATCAGAAAGAGATCATGGAGAAAGGTTGGGAACCTGATCCATTTAATGGTCTTAAAATTCTGAAAGGGGAAATGGACTACTACTATGACGCTGATCCAGAGATACAGAAGTCAGTAGAGAGAATATCCATGTTAAAGATACAGATAGATACTTTAACGGATATATTAAATGTTTTAAAGTGGAGACATTCTACGATCAAGAATATGATCGATTATAGAAAGTTTGAATCTGGTGGATAATAAAATACGTATTCGGATGAAAGACTATTCACATTTTATGGTGGAAGCTCATCCGGCACAAGAAAACGAACTGAGAGAGTACTTCTCTTTCTTCGTGCCTGGCTACAAATACATGCCAGCATATAAATCTCGACACTGGGACGGTAAAGTTAAACTTTATAACATCGTGTCGAAACAAATGAACGTAGGGTTATACCAACATCTGCGCCGTTTTTGTGCGGACAGATTTTACCAGTTAGAGATACTTGAACATGAAACGTATGGAATTCCGTCGTTTAGAGAAGACATCGATCATCCTGCTTTGGTCGAGTTTTTATCTCTTCTTGATGCACCCTTCAAGCCGAGAGACTATCAGTACAAAGCTATTTCACACGGCGTTGAGCACCGACGCTGTATTCTTCTTAGTCCTACTGGTAGCGGTAAATCATTTATCATATATAATCTTCTTCGGTACTGTTTTGAGGTCACTGATGAAAAAATTCTGGTAGTTGTACCGACTACCTCTCTTGTAGAACAAATGTACAAGGACTTCTCAGATTACGGATATGATGTGGATGAATTCTGTCATCGTATCTACTCCGGTAAAGAAAAGAATACCGACAAACGCATCATCATTTCTACATGGCAATCTATCTATAAGTTCGGCAAAGAATGGTTCGAACAATTTGGTACTGTCTTTGGTGATGAAGTGCATCTATTTAAAGCAAAGTCTCTCACTACCATGATGGACAAATGCATCAACGCCAAATACAGATTTGGTCTCACTGGTACCCTTGACGGTACCGAAACAAACAAACTAGTCTTAGAAGGACTATTTGGTCCAACACTCACTGTTACCCGCACAGTGGAACTGCAAAAGTCAAAAGAACTGGCAGAGTTGGACATCTCAATCTTGTTGTTAAGATACCACAACGATATCTGTCACATGATGAAAGACAAAAGTTATCAAGAAGAACTTGATTACATTGTCACATACGAACCACGCAATAAGTTTATCAGCAAAGTTGCGTTGGATCAAACGGGGAATACCCTAGTAATGTTTCAGTTTGTAGAGAAACACGGAAAGGTATTGTATGATATGATCAGAAAGTTAGCTGCTGAAGACCGTAAAGTATTTTACGTATCTGGGGAAGTGGACGCTACTGATCGCGAACAAATACGAGGAATCGTAGAAAAAGAAAATGACGCTATTATTGTCGCTTCTCTTGGCACTTTCAGCACTGGCATCAACATCCGCAACCTTCATAATATTATATTTGCGACACCGTCCAAATCTCAAGTCAAAGTCCTCCAATCAATTGGTCGTGGCCTTCGTCAGTCTGACGACGGTAGGAGTACTAGGCTTATTGATATCGCTGACGATCTCCATGTCAAATCTCATAAGAATTTTACCCTGAAGCATAGCGCTGAAAGAATCAAGATATATACTAAAGAAGGATTTGATTATAAGATCTATCCTATTGACCTTAAACCCATAAGAGTAGAAGAATATGGAGACGAACTCTTCGATTAAACATTTGAAATTAGTAACGGGTGAGGAACTTATTTGTGAGTTAATTAGCGAAATGAAAGACTCTTTTATTGTGCGAAATGCACTGAGTCTTACAGCTAAAACAATGAATGATGGTACTAAGTTTTTTGCTTTTAAAACATATATGGTGTATCAAGATTCACCGATGAATGTGATAATGGTATTTACTGACAAAGTAATGTCAATTGCTGTCCCTACTGAAGAAATGGTAAATCAGTATGGAAACGCGTTAAAGGAAATGGCTGAATACTTAGAAGAAGATGAGGCCCAACAGTTAGAAGATGACTTTAATGATTCTTTATCTCTGGATGATTTCCTTGATGAAATGAGTATGAATTTGTCTGAAGAAGGTATTGATTCGGACACCACGGGGATGACAATTAATTAGTATATTATCCTCCCTTGGCAACAGAGATATTATACACTATAAAATGCGATCTGTCAAGTACATTGACAAACAGTGAAGATTATAGTATAATGTTACCTTAATTAATCGAGTTGTATATTATGAAACCAAAAGAAAAACCACATTACGTAAGTAATAGAGATTTCTCAAATGCAGTGTTGGAGTACTGCACTGAAGTCCGAGAAGCCAAGTCCAGTGAAAAACCCGTACCTGTTGTTCCGGATTATATCGCATCTTGTTTTCTTAAGATTGCAGAAGGTCTCTCTCACAAGGGCAACTTTGTACGATATACTTATCGTGAAGAGATGGTTATGGACGCTGTTGAGAATATGCTCAAAGCGATTGAGAACTATAATATAGAGGCTGCAACTCGTAGTGGTAAACCAAATGCGTTTGCATATTTTACGCAGATCTCGTGGTTCGCGTTTCTTCGTAGAATAGAGAAAGAGAAAAAACAACAGAACATTAAACTCAAGTATATTGCCGAAGCGGATGTTATGGACTTCTTGGCAGAATCACTTGAGGAAGATGGATATACAGCTCAACAAGCATCCCCTTTCATTGACTCTTTGCGTATGCGCATTGACGCAGTAAAGTCGGCTGACCATGAGTTTAAAGAGTATGTGAAAGAAGAAAAACAACGTCGCCGTCGTGCGGTAAATGTAGACTCAGATTTATCAGAATGGATAGAAGATTAACTTGACACAGCACCTTATCTGTAGTATAATGTGTGTCTAAATTAGTAAAAGTTTAATGCGGGAGTTCGTTATGGAGACAGTGAGTGCCCCTTACTGTAGTAGGTGAAATCCCTACATCCCGCTCCAATTACTGAGAGTTTATGAAAATCGCAATCTTGAACGATACCCACTGTGGGTGTCGTAATTCTTCTGACATTTTTATGCAGTATCAAGAGCGCTTCTACGGAGAGGTGTTCTTTCCTTATCTGCTTGAGAATAATATCTCGCAGATTCTTCACTTGGGTGACTATTACGATAATCGTAAGACGGTCAACCTCAAAGCGCTCAGTCACAACCGTAGAATCTTTCTAGACAAGCTGCGGGAATATAATATCCACATGGACATTATTCCCGGCAACCACGATGTGTATTACAAAAACACCAATGGTCTAAACTCCCTCAAAGAGCTGATGGGTCACTACATGAACGAGGTTGATATTCTTATGGACCCGATTGTTCGTGAGTACGACGGCGTTAAGTTTGGTCTCGTGCCGTGGATCTGTCCAGAGAATGAGAAAGAGGTAATGACTTTCTTGGACAACTGTGGTGCCGATGTGATCGGTGGCCACTTTGAACTCGCAGGGTTTGAGATGGACAAGGGTCTGGTTTGTAAAGAGGGCATGGACCCCAAACCACTGCAGAGATTTGAGACAGTTCTGTCCGGACACTTTCACACTAAGTCAAGCAAGGGTAATATACACTACTTAGGAGCGCAGATGGAGTTCTTCTGGAACGATGCGCACGATCCCAAGTATTTCCACATCTATGACACAGAAACACGTGAACTGACGCCTGTGCAGAATGACGTGACCATCTTTCATAAGATCTATTATGATGAAGATACGGTTAAGTATTTTGAAGACTTATCATATCTTGACGGTAAGTTTGTTAAACTGATAGTGTCCAACCGATCCGATCTACAAAAGTTTGAACGATATGTAGAACGCATTCAACAACAGAAAGTTCATGAGTTGAAGATTGCCGAAGACTTCCGTGAGTTTCGTGGTGAAAATGTCTCAGATGAAGACTTAAGGGTTGACGACACGGAAACTTTGATCTATAATTACATACAAGAAGTCGAAACTGATTTAGACAAGGATCGCATTAAAAGTGTTGTGTCCGAATTGATGGTAGAGGCGCAGGCCGTAGAAATTGCATGATTAGATTTGAAACATTGCGTTGGAAGAACTTTCTTTCGACGGGCAACTATTTTAACGAAATTAATTTTCTTGACTGTTCAACCAATCTCATTGTCGGTGAGAACGGCGCAGGCAAGTCCACAATGCTAGACGCACTGTCGTTTGCATTGTTCGGTAAGGCACATCGCAAGATTACTAAGAACCAGTTAATCAACACAATCAATAATAAAGATTGTTTGTCTGAAGTGACCTTTACTGTCAACGGTATTGGATACCGTATTGTGCGTGGCATTAAACCCGCGAAGTTTGAGATCTGGAAAGATGGCACTATGATCAACCAGAGTTCTCACGCACGAGAGTATCAGGAGATTCTTGAGAAGAACATCTTACAGATGTCTCATAAGAGTTTTCACCAAATTGTTGTTCTCGGCTCGTCGTCGTTTATCCCGTTCATGCAACTCAACTCAACCTCTCGGCGTGACGTGATAGAAGACCTTCTTGATATTAACATATTTTCTAAAATGAATGTGATACTCAAGGAGAAAACCTCTCTCCTCAAAGGCGAGCTCGAGAACAACAACCATTCTATAGAAGTTGTAAAGACCAAGATCAACGCACAGAAGAAATACATTCGTGATCTGACTGCCATCAATACGCAACAACGTAAAGAGAAAGAGGCGGAGATTCAGGGTCTTAATGACGATATCGCTACACTCAACGAAGCGACGGCAGAACTATCTGAGACCGTCAATAATTTGTTGCCTTCTGTGCAAGATGAACTGTGCAAAATTCGTACCAATAAACAAAAACTAGAAAAGTATCGTACACAGTTTGATACTCAGGTAAAGGCTGTCGTTAAAGACGCAAAGTTCTTTGATCAACATGAACACTGTCCGACATGTGATCAAGACATTGGTGATGAGTTGCGACAATCTAAAAAGTCCGCTGCGACCGATCGCGCCAAAGAACTCAAGGGTTTGATGTCAGAGGCTGATAAACAACTACTAGAGTATCAAGAAAACATTGAGAGACTAGAGTCTGAGATGTCGGAATTATCCCACAAACAGAATGTTATGAATAACAATATGCAACTGGTTTCACGATTGACTCAAAATGTCCAAAAGATTCAGTCTGACCTTTCTCAGATGTCTAACAGTGATGGAGACATGGGACAAGCAAACGCAGACCTTACTGAACTAGATTCTGAGTTGCACGATCTCACAGACAACAAATTTAAACTGACCGAGCGTTCATCTTATAACCGCATTGCCAGTGAGTTGTTGCGTGATACAGGTATTAAGACTAAAATCATTCGTCAATATATTCCGGTCATCAACGAACTGACTAACAAGTACTTGCAAATCCTAGACTTCTTTGTTCACTTTGAGTTGGATGATAGTTTCACTGAGACTATCCGGTCTCGTTACCGCGACACCTTCTCTTACGATTCTTTCTCAGAAGGGGAGAAGCAACGTATTGACCTATCTCTTTTGTTCACTTGGCGACAGATTGCCAAGATGAAAAATTCTGTGTCGACTAACCTGTTGATCCTTGATGAGACTTTTGATTCGTCTCTCGATGGGGAGGGCGTCGACAACCTTATGAAGATTATTGATACATTAAAAGAAGACACCAATGTGTTTGTAATCTCACACAAGACTGAGCTTGAAGATGCCCACTTCGAACGAAAGTTATCGTTCGTAAAGGATAAAAATTTCAGTCGTATGAGAGAGACCACTTGACAAGTGGGTATAGAATATTATATAATGTGCAACATATCAACCGAGGAAACATCTAATGGAACTATCTAATCGCACGGTCGAGATCTTGCGAAACTTCTCGACTATCAATCCAAACATTGTTGTCAATGGCGGAAACGTCTTGAAGACTATGTCTATCGCAAAGAACATCGTATCTCGCGCTGAGATCGAAGAGGAATTTCCAAACACATTTGGTATCTATGATTTGTCTGAGTTCTTGTCTGTATTGTCTCTGGTAGACAATCCATCAATTACTTTTGGCGAACACTTCTGTACCGTCTCGGACGGCAGTGGTTTATCATCTGTCAAATACTTCTACTCTGACCCTGAGATGCTTTCTGCCCCTAAGAAGGATATCGTCATGCCTGAGTGTGAAGTCAAGTTTTTGCTTACTAACGAAACCCTAAGTAAGATCAAACGTGCATCGTCTGCGCTCGGCTACGACAACATCTCAATCCGCCCTAACGGAAATTCAATCGAGATTGCAGTGGTCGATACAGAAGACTCCACGTCTAACTCGTACTCTATTTTAGTTGAAGGTCAATTCCCTGTGGATGAAAACTTTAACTTTGTTATGGGTGTTAACAACATGAAGTTGTTGGGTGAAGACTATGAGGTATCTATCTCAACTAAGTTAATCTCACACTTCCGTTCAATTAATTCTAATACGCAATACTTTATTGCACTTGAAAAGTCATCAACTTACGGAGCTTAAAATGACTGAAGAACAAACAACATTTAATGACCTATCAAACCGCGTAGCACGTTCTTGTGTTGCGGTTGTGGACACCGTAGTGACGCGTGGCGGTTTCAAGGGTGAAGAACTTACCACTATCGGACAACTGCGTGATCAGGCAATTCAGGTTGTTGCCCTTTACGAAACTCTTACGCAGCAACAGGCTGAAACCGAAGAGTAACTGTTTGGGTTCGCGGGTTTACCTTTACCCGCGAATGATCTGTTTATAATGTTTACATCACCCGCGAACCCTTTTTTATGAAACTATATGACCCTCTGATTGCAAAAGAAACCTCAATTCACGTTGCGCTTGGAACGGTCATTAACTACCCTCTTAACATCTTCTACACGTGGTTAGCGGTTGTTAAGTGGGGTATTACGGATCCTTTAACTCTGTCTACAATTCTTACTGTTGGAATATCGTTTGTGGCATTCACTCGCATATACATAGTAAGGACCCTTACTGAAAGACGTAAGGAAAAACTAAAACAGAATATGCCGCTATAGCTCAGCTGGTAGAGCAACTGATTTGTAATCAGTAGGTCCCGCGTTCGATTCGTGGTGGCGGCACCACCTTCGGAGATTCCGTGAAACTATCCGCAAGAATATCAGA